ACGATACTCGTTAACCTTAGTGTTGTCAGAGTATTTCACTGTTTTGTCGCTTAGGTATTGATCATATAAATCCCAAATATCCCAGCCACATACAAATACCAGTCCTGCTTTTTTACGGATTTGTTTCGGGCATTTCTTCCACATAGCATTGAGAGCGGCTTCTACACTGGCACCTGTACTCAATTCTGTAGTACCGGCAATAATGACTTGTCCGCCAGCTTTCTCTACCTCTGTTGCGTTTGTTGCAGTATTCGCCAGGATACGTTTGATAGCACCGTCAAAGTATTTCATCGGACCGCCAGCGTTTTCACCTCCAATAGTTGTGCAACCTTCAGGAGCGGTGATTTTAGCGGCAGCTGAACCACCTTTTGCGGAGCACCAAATAGACTCGCCGATATATTCATTCTTTCGATCCATCAAAAGGCGCAACATTTTAGCTTGTACTTTGGGATCTAAGTCACGGAATACCAAATTGCCTTCCGGTTGGGCGAATTTGTAATATTTTTCGTAGTCTCTGGGGTTAAATTCAAGATACACCATGAATTCTTGTGGTTCCAGATAACGTTCTGTAAATGTGTATTGGTTCAATCCACCAGTGGTTCCTGCTCCTGCACCATGAGTCGAGTTTGGAGTGGGGACGTTATCTTGAATTACTTTTCCCAATTGGATAGTGAGGATGGTGTATTTGAACTGGATTCCAGATTTGATATGAATCAAACCTTCTTTGTATGTATCATTCCCTTGCGCGGTATATGTCAGGAGATCATTAAGGACCTCACCAGAATATGTGTTTTGCGCAAAATTTACTGAACTTGCCATGTTGTTTATGTTATTTTGTTTTAGTCAAGTGTTTTAAACTGGAAATCTGTTCCTACAACAGCTTCGACAGCCTTAGCCATTTTCTTTTCTGCCTCGGTCATCTGATTTTGTGCGTTATCAATGTTGGCAGGATCATTTGCGATTTCTGTAGAAATTTTGTCACGTTTGGGGATAGAGTTCAGTGTTGCCTGTACCATCTCAAAATCGTTTTGGGCCATTTCCACCCATTTAGGTTTTGCATCGGAATTAATTTTACCTTCAGCAATTGCATTGTCAACGAACTGTTCGATAGTTTCCTTACGTTTTGCTTCTTCAGCATCTTTGTAGCTTTTCAATTCGTTCTTGACATTTGTCAATTCGTTTTGAACATTGGTAAGTTGCGCATCCAATCCTTCTTTTTGAATTTTCAAAGCATTGTATGAAGCCTGAATTTCTGCTGCCTTGTTTTCCGCATTCTTCAATGCGTCAATTCGGGTAATAACAGCTGAAACTTCAGAGGTTTTCTCCAAACCAAGCTGGGCGCATACAGAACCAAATGCAAATTCTTGTTCTTTGTCCATTGTTTTTTGTGAATTTGAATTTTCTATTTGATTTTGATTAGGAATAGAACTGGAATCATCAAGTGGTTTAAAGTTGCCCAGTTCTGTATTGATAGAAGCCATGATTTTTTGAAGGGCATTTGCTTCCACTACTCCTTCAATTTGATTTTTTACTTTATTACAAACCTGTTTAGAGGTTTTTAAAACACATTCTGCTGATAATATACCGGCATTTACGGCAGACTTTGCATCAAAGTAAGTTCCATCACAACCTTCTTTACCATCCATGATTTCTCGAACCTTAGCTTTTGTCAAACCAAATCTTTTATGATATATGGTTTCAATCTGTTTCTGAAAAGCATTTACAATTTGTTCATTGTCTGGATTGCATGTGTTTTCGTCACGTATGAATGGGTTGTGGATCATTAAAATAGAATAGTCACGCATGTAAGAACGAGTTCCTGCCGCCCACAATACTGAAGCCATTGATGCTGCCAATCCTTCTACAATTGTTTCAACCTCAATGGGACATTGTTGTATAATGGAGAATGTTCCCATTCCGTACAGAACGCTTCCACCTTCACTATTAATGCTGATTACAATTTTCGAGGGTTTAACGTAATCCTGTATCCATAAAAATTCATCATTAAAATTACGTGTGCTCTCTTCGTCAATTTTGCCATAGAAGCGCATATATACCGGTTTTGCTTCTTGCGCTTCTCCAACTACATATTTTAATTCATCTACTTTCATTTGAGCTTTTTCACAAGAATAGGTGTCAGCTTCTTTAATGGTTGTAAGTTTATTATTCGACTTGATCGGTTGGAGGGTCAGTTGAAGGCGTTTCTACAGAAGGTTCATACTTTGCTACATCTTCGATTTTAGGTTCTTTGTGATTACCATGTGTATCTGAATCATGTTCTGGTGCATCAGAGTGGTTCGTGAATGGTGGCATAACTAAATACCTGTCTATCCATTTGCGATATTGGAAAGAAGATGATGTTCTAAACCATATCTCATAATCAATCCAATATGGCTGTAGCCCATGATCTAAAGATTCTGGCATATCAAAATAAGTAAGATTACAACGTTCATTTAATGCTTCTTCGTAATCTTTCGCATCTTGGATTGCATCGTTAATCTGTTGAAAAACGCGAAATCCATGCGTTTCAACAATATCGTCACTATTGTTTAAATCATTAAGCACAAATCTGATGCGCATAGTGGCACGCCCTTCTCCAATTCTTTGTTGGGCAACTAAATAACGTACATTTACAAACCGAATAAATGCCGCTGGGAAAGATACAGCATATTCTGTATTACCACGAGTACGGACAATACGTTCAAACTGTCCATTATCTATTTTTATAGTTTGGAATAGTTTGGGTGAATTATTATCGTTAGGGTCTGTGTGTAAGGACTCTAATACACGTTTTACAGCTAAATACACATCCTCTAAAGGATTGTTGTCTACTTCCTCCAGAGTGGTATTGTTATCATCGGAAAGGGTAGAGGTGTCTTTCGTAAATGTGTCCTTTAAGCTGTCCGGTAAATCTGTTTTATATTTTTCTACTATCATTTTGGAAAGCCATCAAAAATACGAATACTGTAAGATGTAATTTTATCAGCTACGGTTGTGGAATATCCTATAAATTGTCTTTGTTTAATATAAGATGCAGGAGAGCCGGGTTTGGCTATTTTCCCTCCTTCATTGTGTATTGCTGCGTAACAAAAGTTTCTTCCATGTTGCCTATTGCTAAATTTGAACATGTCTGGATCTGTGAACAGTTTAACACCACGATTCTTATTAGAATGAAAGCGTTCCCATACAATTGAATGTTTTAATGCTCCTGTTTCTTCCAATATAGGATGTGGTTTGTGGTCACGTCTGGATTGCCAAGAAAAGGTTCCGGCTGAATTGAACCGCCGGAGATAAAAAGAGTCTCTAAATATTTTTTTTGCGGCATTACCTACCAATGTTTCAAAATTGAATACATTAACCTCAAATTTATTAGGTAACCTCAACCATTGTTGGGCTAATTGTTTGGGAGTTATTACTTTTCCAGCCATTTGTCCTTAATTTTATTAGCAATAGTGCGCAGTCTCTTTTTATACTTTTTAGGAATAATAAAGTATGAATGCGCATCACTAAATATTCGTCCCCCTTTTGCTACACTTTCTTTAAATACTGGATTAACAAAATCGGGCATCTCAATAATTTGCCCCATCACTTGTGATAATTTAGATTGATTGAGAACGTCTGCACTTTCTTCCACTAGAAAACAACGGCATCCATGTTCAATTGGGGGTATTAACCATGCAGGGAAAGATGCTTTACGGTAACTAGTTCCTTCTAATGCAAGGTGCCAAGGGCGGACTCTATTATCTCCCTGTGTCATGTATGTTAACACTGTATTATTGTTATACAAGATCCAACCAGCAGCAATTCCCATTGCATATTCAATATCTTCGTTTTCAATATTCGCGTATATGCTATTGTATTTGTGGAAAACATTTTCAGCTTCTGTCAGGTCTACTTCATTGGAACTATTAAAATTGTCTGGAAGGTTCTCCGACATCTGAAATTCTTCAGCTACTGCAAAATCGACAAGATTATCTAATGCAGCTACTAATATATTACGTTGCTCTTTTTCTAATTTGGTTAATCCATTATTGTGATTACGAAGTAATTCCAGTGCTTTTTCAAAGTCCATACCAAAACCTTTGATTGCATGATTAAATGCAAACTCCGCACGTAAGGCCATCATTTCTTCTAATAAATTCCAACGATCCTCTATATTGCCATAGTCTTGTAAAAATTTCTGAAAAACAGCATAGATAGCAAGGTATTCAGCATTCTCTTCATCTTTGTTTGATTTAGATTCTGCAAGGACGGAAGGAGAAGTGCTATCTTTTATTCTCCTTCCATTAGAAAATTTTCAACTTTACTTGAATCCCTTCGTTCACCACGTCTATGTCCATATCTTTTGTAATATTCTTCATCTGACATGATGCGTCTATCATTGGAGCTTCCATTTATACTCCCGCTATTACTTGCTATTTCTGATATGGCATTAAATTGTTTCCCTACAACAATACCGAATTCTTTTTCGATTTCATCTGCTGATACTTCATACTTGTCTGTAATAAAAGAATATAAGCTAATCTTATCTTTATTGCTCATTTCTACACGGTTGGCATATTTGAATTCTAACCCCGGTTTAATGTATCCCATAGATACTAATCTAGGAACGATCTCTTCATTCATTACATTTTCAATGAAACCGCGGTACATCTCTATGCGCTCCCGAAAAATATCTTGATGAGCATTTGTTGACCCGACATAAGATTGGGTTGCTCCAGCCATAGATTCAGAGCCAACTATTAAATTAGAGACTTCTGTATTGGCAAAATTTATTAAGCTAGTATATATATGCTCGGAATTTGACATTGTAAATGTCTTAATATCAATATCATCATTCAATCCTGTAACTATTATTTTATTCTGAGCCGCATTTGCAATATTTTGCGCTAATCGCTGTCGATCCTGAATACTTTCTGATTCGGTCTTACCATGTATGATAGGCTGACCATAAGTATGACTAAAATTAACATAATTAGCAAGAGTGAATTTTTTTGCAAGGATAGTTGGGGTTGTTGCAGAGAACAGCCCCAAATCCCCGTTATCAATAAGTATATAGTTTTTGGAGTATTGTGATGAAGCAATATCCCATCCAGGATTCCACTGACCTTGTCTTTGCACAACTCGTAGTTGACTTGCCAATACATTCCTCCGTTCAATAATATTTACTTCAGCTAGCTTTCCTGTTAAAGGATTAATATCAGGCATTATTTCCAATAAGGTGTAACCATACCATTTAGCTTCAACAATACCTTTTATGATTTTAGTGAATTGAGAACCCTGTATCTTTTTAGTTTCTTCTACATCCTTAATATATTTTCCTCGTTCATTCTGCTTCGCTAACATATATCGTTCACCTATAATCTGTGATTCTACAGTCTCTAATACAGCACGTAAATGAGCATCTTGCTCTACACACGCTTCGTATAAATCAATCAACGGACCGCGATCATCCAAAACAACCCCTCGTGTTACTTGGGATTGAATAGATTTATATCTACAATGACGGTCAATCTCCCTAACATATTCTTGAATAGTTTTTTTGCTGGTTTTAAATATGCTTTCTAAAGGAGTGCCGTGAAATGTTGTTTCTGCACTAATTACATTCATATTAAGAGTTTTTGAAAGAATAGATAGCGAGTCTAAAGTTGGTTTCTATATATATGATAGGGTAGGAATATATGTGTTATAATTTAAATTTTATAAATATCAGTGTTACAATTAAATAGCTATAAAATATATGTTAAATATATTGTTTTGTATTGTCAATACGATAAAATAAAATACCTTTGCGTCGATAATTTAATGTTTAACAAATAATACGTCATTAAAATGAGTAAAGATTTTAATTATTTTCGCATTAAGATG